TCACTTCAAGCTGAAGTTACCAACCACAGGGAAATACCGGCACAACCAGGTTTGTCCTTTGCTAACGGCGGGATGATAGGTCTCTATCGTCGTCTCGCAGCTTGCATTGGTCAGTTCGCCGCCGCAGATAAGTCAAATTGGGACTGGACTGTGGCGGGATGGGAATATGATTTCGATAATCAGGCTCGACGCCGTCTTTGCCTTAATTGGCCGACGGTTGAGAATGATTTTGAGAAGTTGTGGAATATGCGGTACATCGCTCTTTCACAGTGTCGAATGATGTTTTCCAACGGTGAATCCTACGCGCAAAATTTCCGTGGAATTATGAAATCGGGCTCTGTGCTCACAATTTCTATGAATTCGCGGTTGCAATTTATGCTTAAATTGTTGTACCTTAAGAGTGTTGGCGTTCTTTATGAACCAGCTAAACACCTGTTAGTCGCCATGGGCGACGACACTATTGAAAGTGTAACGGGTGTGGATCTGGAAGATTATCAGCGCTATGTCAATTCTCTTGGCCACATATTGAAGCGGTTCGAAAAGCGTCCTACGCCGATCGGGCTTGATTTTTGCTCGCAGGAATACCGTGCTGACCCTAAGTACGGCATAGTGATAGTGTCGAATGCTTGGAAGAAATGTCTTACCAATCTGTGGATTGGCGACCCTCGTGACTTCCAGTATTTGCCGCAAACGCTGCGCTCGTATTGTGAGATGTTTGTTTTTGATGAAGAGAAGTACAAAATGCTTCATAAGCTTTTGGTTCGGATCGCTCCGGATCAAGCTCGTAGCAGGGAGTATTTCATGTATCATGTTACAGGCAATGAAGCCTTCCTTGCTCCACCTACACAACCGAGAATTCAGACAGTGATTACTGCCCTTCCTGGGCATCCTTTTGCTGGTGATGTTTTTGTTTTGCCGGAGGAGAAGAAAGTTCCAGTTCAACCCACTCGTGATGAGCTTGTAAGTCGTGCGACTGATCAAAAGTTGCCCGCTAAAGCTCGCGCGAATGCGCGTAAGAACTTGAAGAAGCGTTTCAATATTGTTCTGGGAACCGCCGAGATACCGGCGCAAAAGAAGTCAGAGGGGACTTCAAAACAAGCACCACGTCTGTCATCGGAGCCCTTACAGGTTTCGACGCACCACCAGCCGCAGTTTCGTCCGCCGCTGGTTCATCATTCCGTTCCGCTGTCCATCACGGAGTCAAAACAGCCCGCCACATTGCTTCCAGCTTTGGTTCGCGCTCCAGTTTCGACTCTAACCCAAAAAGGCAGTCTTTAGATACCATACCCTCGAACG